TAAGAACCCTGCTGATGCTGCTTACGCATACTTAGGTATGAGTGAAAACACTGAAGACGGTGCAAGGGCTGTAAAAGGCTTCTTTGAGAATGTAGTGGGTAACTGGAATCCAGACGATCAGTCTGTTGAAGAGTTTGCTACAAGTAAGGCTTGGTGTGCTGCGTTCTTGACACAAGTACTACGCGACTCTGGTGTAGATACAAAGAGTCTACTAGGAACAGATAAGTTTAACCAAGTACGTGCTGCCTCTTACCTCAAAGCTGGTGATGCTATTGATGCTTCACAAGCACAGGCAGGTGACATTATGATTAAGATGCACTCTGCTGAAGACCGTAAGAAGTACAAGTTAGGTGTAGCTCATGTAGGTGTTGTAGCTAAGATTGAGGGTGATACTGTGTACTTCATTGGTGGAAACACTGGTGATAAAGTAGAACTTTCTGACTTTAATATGACAGAGAAAGACGTACGCTTTAGACGTATCAAAGGTGTAACTGATATACCTACACAAAGCCTTCCTTCTATGTTACAGCTAAAAGCTGGTAAGCTAGGAAGAAAGTCTGTAGACAAACTAACTAATGGATTTAATTCATTATATGAAATGGCATTTGGAGATTAAGAATGGCTGAAATAAAGAACGACTTGCGAGGGGTCTTGGGGCTTCCTGAAGTTGATATGAGTCAACTACCTGTCGCAGTAACAGTAGATGAAACTGTGCTTGCAAAGCAGCAGTTACTGGAAAGCGCAAAATCTACCAAGTTCTTTACTTCAGTAGGTAATGCCATACAAGAGGAATGGGTTCTTCCTAACATCTATAATAACTTTGAACGTATCACATCTCAAGATGGTAAGCCTATTGATATGTTTACCGAAGACATGGTTAATGACCTTGTTGGAGGTCTACGTGATCGTAGGGCTGTGCGTGAGGTGTTAGCGGAAGCCCAAACCTCTGGTATTAATAATGCCATGTTAATGAGAGACTCCTATCTAGCTTCACAAGAAAGGCTAGAACAGATTAGTGCTGACGGTTGGTCAGGTGTAACAGCTACAGCGTTGGCTGCTATGTTTGACCCTGCTGAGTGGGCGGCTATTATAAGTACTTCAGCATTAGCTACAGGAACAGCAACTCCACTTGGAGGCGCGGCTGTTTTTCTAGCTGGTGCAGGTAAGCAAGCACGTAATGCTTATCGAACAGCTAAAGTGGCTGGTATTGGTGGTGCAGAAGTTGCTGCCTTTGAAGCTGTACGTGCTAAGTTTAGATACGATGTAGATGGTGGCGATGTATTATTGGCTGCTGGTTTAGGTGCTGGCTTGTCTGGTGGACTAGATGCAGCAACAACAGCCTTTGTTAAAGCTGGTGAACGCTCTCGTATTTCTGGTAAAGTAATGCGTGGAGAAGAGCTATCTGAAGTAGAGCAAAAGTTTTACGATGAGTTTAACGGTGAAGCTTTGGCCTTAAAGATGATTAATAGGGAGCTAACAGGCGAACAGTTTATTAACTCTGTAGACGGTCTATCTAAGAAAAGTATTGGTCAGCTAGAAGATGTAGACGTACAGGCTATTCCAGAAATTGCAGGTTGGAATATGCTGGGACTTCGAGAAATTATTTCTTCTGGTGCAAGACTTGGTTCACATCCTTTGGGATGGGCTAGGTATACTGCACGTGCCTTAGGTCTAAATAGTGCTGGTTATAGAGGCGGTAACTTGGAAACAGGTGGCTCTGCTTCTGAAATTGCAGAGATGCTACAAGGCATGTATCGTGGTAGGATTTCTAACATAATGCCACAGGAGCAATTACTGTGGAATAAGCGTACTGGTAGAAAGGTATCTGAATTTAACAGACTTGTCTCTCGTTATGTGCGTGGTATTGACAAAGCTCCTGATGCTGAAGTTAAACGTGTTGGTGATGAAATGGCCTCCGCTATGCGAGAGATTGCTGAAGAAGCAGTCAATCGTAATGTAGCTGGTTTCACCAAAGATATGTTAAACAATCATCCAAATTACCTGACTCGTATCTTTAATGATGAGAAGATTAGGTTACTACGTGAACGCTTGGGTGCTGATGCTGATGATAAGATTGCTGATTTGGTAGAAGAAGCTATTAGAAAAGGGCAGCCTGATTTAGAAACTAAAGTCAGAGCTTTTAAGAAACTTAAAAGTGAAAAGTCTGTGCGTGAGTATATCCGTAAAATTGCAGTAGCATATACATCGTCTATTACTGACCCCAAACTAGGGCGTATGGGACATGCTGGTGCTAATGAAATGAACCTTGAAGATTTAGAAGCTATTCTAAAAGCAGGAGGAGTTGACGAAGCTGATGTAGCAGATGTAGTAGATATTCTTACTCGTAGCAAACCAACCAAAGCTCATAAACGTGCTAGGCATCGTTTGGTACTAGATGAAGGAGCTACTCTACGTTTACAAAATGCAGATGGCACTGTTGAAGATTACATGTTTGCTGATCTATTAGAAGAAGATTCTGAACAGTTGTTTAATAGCTACATATTTCAGATGTCAGGTGCTATTGGTCTGGCTCGTAATGGTATTGATACTAACGAAGTTAGGTCTGGATTTGGTGACTTATTGGAAAACATCAAAGCAGAAGGTAAAAAACAAAACCTATCTAACGATGAAATCCAAAAAGCTGTAGATGCCTCACAATTTATTTATGATGGTATCACAGGCAGGTTAGCACAACGTCAAGAAGTTAGTAATCGTACACGTGATTTAAACATTGCTTTTCGTGCTTATAGCTTTGCTGTAAACATGGGTATGTCAGGCATGTCGGCCTTGATGGAAATCTCTAATGCTATGTTTGAGTATTCTTTTAAAACTCTGTTAAAGACAGCACCAGCTTATGCCTCATTTATGGGTAAATTAAGCAGAGGTCAAGCAGATCAAGAGACTATGCAAGAGCTTATTAATGCCTTTGGTATTGGTGAAGAGGTAGCATTAGGTAAGTGGAGTGGTGTTACTCGTTATGATACAGAAGACGTAGGTAGTACAATATCACCTGAGAGAGCTTGGGCTGATAAGAAAGGTTGGTCACTAAGAGCAGAAGAAGGCGCACAAGATGTAGCTTTATGGTCACAACAAAAAGTTTCTTACTGGTCAGGTCTAGCAGGTGTTACTCAATTCTTACGTAGGATGACTGCTGCTAACTATACTAACGAGTGGGTATTGAGTGCAGCTAAAGGTAAGATTCCTTTTTCTCGTACTAAACTTCAGCAGTTAGGTATTAATGATGACATGGCTATTCAAATCCGTGATATACTAAGAAGCAATATTGTTGAAAAGAACGCTAACGGTACACTTAAAAAGTTAAACTTAAACCAATGGCCTCCTGAAGTACGCGATGTATTTCAACTATCAGGATTTAAGGAAGCTCGTCAAAATGTGCAGGAAACTAACATTGCTTCTACTAACCGCTTTATGCGTACTGAGTTGGGTAAGAGTATGTTTCAGTTCTTGAACTTTACTATGGGTTCTATGGAGCAACAGACACAGCGACTTGGTGTAAGAGGCATACGAGGTGATTTAGCAGTAGCTAAAGTACTAACCTCTGCTGCTGCTATGGGTGGTCTTATGTATGCTACACGTATCCAACTAAACGCTATGGGACGTGATGATGCTGATGAATATGTTCAACGTATGATGACACCTGAAAAGTGGGCAGTAGGTGCTATGTCTCAAATAGGTGCAGCTTCCTTGTTCACCTATATCTTGCAAATCACAAATGGTTCTATGAGTGGGAACACTTATGCTATTACTCCTCCTGTAGTAAGTATTGCTCAAGGTATAATACAATCAGGTGGTAATTTAAGTGAGGCTGCTTTGGGAGATAGTGAGATGACTGAAACAGAGTGGAGAAACCTTCTTCGCTTAGCTCCTTTTCAGTCACTATATGGTGCTAGACAGATCTTAAACAAGATGGCAGCAGAGTTAGCTAACTAATCTAAAGTTACAACATTAAAGAAACTAATAGGAAAATAAATGGCTTTTTCATATCAAAACTATACAGGGGATAACTCTACTACTACGTTTAGTATTCCCTTTACATACACTGACACTAGTGAAATTAGTGTAACGGTAGACGGTGTGGCTGAAACTGGCCTAACTTTTCCTTCTACTTCTCAAGTAACTCTAACATCTGCACCTGCTTCTGATACTATTGTACAGGTTCGCCGTACTACAGATCTTCTAACACGTGCAGTTGATTTTGCTTCAGGCTCAGTTCTGACTGAGGAAGACTTGGATAATTCTAATATTCAGTCTTTCCACGCTTCTCAGGAAGCAGTAGATACAGCAGGAGATTCTGTAGGTCTTGATAGCGATGACAAGATGGATGCACAGTCAAAGATTATTAAGAATGTGGCAAATCCTGTTAATGCACAAGATGCTGTTACAAAGAATTATCTTGAAAATACTTGGCTAACTCTTGACGATAAAGCTCAGTTAAACTCTCTTAACACAGCTAACTTGGATACTGTAGCAGACGATATTACCAACGTAAATACTGTTGCTACAAACATCACTGATGTTAATACTGTTGCAGGGAATAACGCTAACGTAACAACTGTCGCAACTGACATTGCTAACGTCAACACTGTTGCAGCAGACCTTAACGAACCTGTATCAGAGATTGACACAGTAGCAAACAATATCACTAACGTCAATACTGTTGGTGGTATCTCTACTGACGTTACAGCAGTTGCTGGTATTTCTAGTGACGTGACAGCAGTAGCAGCAGACGCAACCGACATCGGTACTGTGTCCACCAATATTGCTAACGTCAACACTGTCGCTGGAATCTCCTCTGATGTAACTACAGTTTCAGGGATTAGCGGCAATGTAACATCAGTAGCTAACGATGCTACAGACATTGGTACAGTAGCGTCTAACATTGCTAACGTAAATACAGTAGCAGGTATCTCCGCTAACGTATCAACAGTGGCAGGTGACCAAGTAGATATTGGTACGGTAGCATCTAACATTGCTAGTGTAAACACTGTTGCTGCAAACAACACTAACGTGTCTACGGTTGCTGGTATCTCAGCAGATGTTACAGCAGTCGCAGGTATCTCTGGTGACATCCAAGATGTTCAGGATAAACTTACAGAAATTCAAGCAGTAGCAGATGACTTGCAAGAAGTTACCTCAGAGATTGAAACAGTAGCAGCATCTATCGCTAACGTAGATACTGTCGGTGGTGCTATCACTAACGTCAACACAGTAGCAACCAATGTAGCAGATGTAAACACTGTTGCAGGTATCTCAAGCAACGTAACGACTGTTGCAGGTATTTCTGCCAATGTTACCACAGTAGCAGGTATTAGCAGCGATGTAACAGCAGTAGCAGCAGATGCGACTGACATTGGTACAGTAGCCACGAACCTTGCTGGTACTGACACCATCGGCACTGTCGCTACCAATATAGCAAACGTAAACTCTGTCGGCGGTTCAATCACTAACGTCAACACCGTTGCAACAAACATTAACTCAGTAAACGACTTTGCTGACAAGTATCGCATTGGCGCATCTGACCCAACAGTGGATAACGATGAAGGTGATTTGTTCTACAACACCACATCAGACACATTGAAGGTCTACACTGGTACTGCTTGGGAGCAGGGTGTAACGGCTGGCTCTGGCTTCTTGCCTACAACTGGCGGCGCAATGACAGGCGATGTGTCCTTCGGCGACAACGACAAGGCCATCTTCGGTGCTGGCAGTGACCTTCAGATTTATCACGATGGAACAAATAGTTTTGTAAAAGATGCAGGGACAGGCAATTTACGCTTACAGGGTTCTAATTATGTTTTAATTGAAGACGCTTCAGGAACGGACATGATGTATGGTAATTCAGGCGCAGAAGTGGGCTTGAATTACAATGGAGCAGTTAAACTCACCACCGCATCAACAGGCGTAACAATCCCAGCGGGTCAGAGTTACGCAATTGTGAGCGATACCGATGTTGCTATTAACAGGCCAACAACAAACACATTGGGTATTAAAACAGGTAATACCCAGCGTATGCGTATTGCTAACGGCGGCGACATCTCGTTCTACGCCGATGATGGCACAACACAATCTCTGTTCTTTGATGCGTCCACACAGCAATTAGGGCTGGGGACTACTTCGCCGTCTGAACAACTGTCTCTCTACAAATATAACGCAAATAATGCAATACAAATTCAAAGCCATAACTCAACACCGGGTAGTTATAACGAGGCTTCGTTAAAGTTTGCATTATCTAGTAGCGCATCAAGCACACTGAATTGGGACATCAATGCAGAGCAAACTGCACTGACTTTTGATTATGAAGGCAGTGAAAAGTTCCGCATCACCTCTGGCGGCATTGACGTAACTGGCACGATGACGGCTGATGGGCTGACAGTGGATGGTAATGCCACAATACAAAACACTGGCACTCCAACCTTAACATTAAGCGACAGTGATGGCACGAATCAATATTTAAGATTTAGGCATAACGG